ATCTTAGGTTGAATCAAATCGAGAAGCAAATTAATAAGTCAGAATAGCGTGAATCTTGCGAATAATACGTGAATTAACGTACGAATTATGGTATAATAAACCTATCTGAATACGCATAAATTAAGCGTGAAACGGGAGGAATAACGGTGGATCAAACGGCTAAAGATCAGGTATTGCAGGAGATTACAGCACTCGAACAACAGGTTGAGAATTACACGAATGAGCTGGACGTCATTACGAGCACGGAACCACTGGACACGGCGAGATATAACGCGGTGAAGGCAGAACTGGACACGGCAACAGGAAAGCTGGAAGCAAAACGTGCGGAGCTGACGAACATCGAAGATGCAGTAACAGCGGCACAGGAAGATTTGGCGGCTGCGCTCGATTCAATCGATATCGGCGGCGAGGTTGTGAGCCTGCGCGTACTTGTTCCAGACGAGGCGTCGTACCAACTGCTATACATCGCTCTACAGCAACGTGAAGCGGCGAAAGCACAGGTCATGGCGGCAATGAAAGCGTCGTACGAATCGCAGATTGAAGGGCTAGAGGACGGACTGTCCGAAATCTCGAAGCTGCGGCAGGAGAATTACCGATTATCTGACGAACGCGCAGATTTTGAAGCAAAACGCGACGCGGCGGCAGCTCAAATACAGGAACGTGACGAGGAAATTGCTCGACTTAAAGCAGACAATGACAACCTACGTAAGCAGTTGGAAGACAGCGCGAAGCCGAAAGAAACAACGGAAGATCAGAAGGCAGCTCTTGAGCGCTGGAAGAACAGCAGGCCAGCGATTACTGATAAGCGCTGGAAAGACGATCGTACAAAGAGGGAATACCTCGCAACGCTTGTATCAACAGGAGAAGAGATCACGATCCCGCATCTGGAAATTGGGCGGTATAGGGAGGTCAACGAGGAAGAGGCCAACCGATTTCGCGCCGAGCAAGCAGAAAACGAGCCTGTTCAGTCGAGCGAAACAAACGTTATACCGGATAGCACATTGGGGGACAGCATTCCGCTAGAGCCGCCTGTGATCGACTTTCCCAACCAAGGAATTGTCTGGAACGACTCAGAAAATAAAATATTCGGGAACACAGTACAAGCCGAATCCGTACCTGGAACGATGGTACTATCGACAGAAGAAATCACAAGAAGACTCCTTGCGCTCGAAGCAAGAGTGGATCAGATCGCTGGAGCTTAATGAGTAGAGAGAGGGGCCGAGAGGCTCCTTTCGCATATGAGGGGTGAACGGGATGCATAAGTGCGAGAAGATGACGAGTGAAGATCATTGGAATCGAACGTTAGATTGGATCCACTTCTACTGGAATGAAAATAAACCAGTTTATTACTGCAAGCACTGCGGCGCTGAATTTGAAGTTGAAGTCAAGGAGGTAACGGACGATGCACAAAGACCAGATAACCGAAGCACTTAAAAACTATCGTTCCTACCGTTACGCGGTTAATCAGTACGAACGACATAGGCCACATCCACAGGCAGGCGTAGCCAATTATGACGCAATGCCGAGCGGATCGGGAGCGCCAGAACTATTCTTCGCTCCTAACGCTCGTATGGGCGATATGGGACACACTAGCTTTCAGGACAGGTTGGACTACCAAGCGTACCGCACGTTCATTAGCGAGGTAGACGGAGCTTTAGACACGCTTACTGATGACGAACAAAGCGTACTGCGGCTAAAGTGGATGGAAGGCGTGGAGCTGCGGAAGATTGCAGAACGGAAAGGATGCAGCGTAAACACGATCACGTCCACACACAAACGGGCGTTGAACAAAATGGCGGTATGCTTCCGATTCTTAGAAGTGCCGCAGATCGAACACATTCCAACAAGGCCAGGTAGTGAACACATGCACCATCGTGAACACCGTATGCGAGTGGATATTTTGTGATTAATTTGTGATTCAAGTGTGATTGACACATGCTAAAGTTAGTACATGGAAGCCGCAACAGATCAGCGATGGCTGTCTGCGCAGTCGCCGGTTATGCGGCTTCTAACCAATTCGGATAATGCCCGATGACTCGCAATAGCGTAGGGCGACGAAACCTCATTCCGAGGTTAGCGCATTGCTGGTACGCGCATCGTATAAATTACCAGATATATTTATTTTATCGCGGTGGCGGAAGAGAGACGTAAGCGTAAGCTTGGGTAGTACCTGAAAAGGCAAGCGCAAAGGCCGGAAACGGTAGTTCATACTTGAGGGTTTAAACTCCCTGACTATCCATTCACGGGAGAATGGCCCGTGACCGCGTAATTAAGGTGACACGCGCATAAGCGCTTCACATAAAATCACTCAGCACGCGGCGAGCGCTAACGAGCGTCCATATGACGATCGATCCCATGTGTGCATTGAGGCGACGTAGTACATTGTCCAATACAGTAAGTTCTGCACAGAGTCGTACCTTCGGGTACGGCTCTTTTGCGTATGGAGGTAAGACAATGAAACAGGAACATCAAGCATACCTCATAAAGATCGCCAGTGTACTGCAAGCACATGCTGATGATGGCTGCATGCTAGAGGTAACACCAGAGTTGTGCAGCGCATGGGCACAGTCACTTGTTGCGATTGTAGAGGATAGCAGACCGAAGATAATATTGCCAACGTAGGGGGGGTGGATGATATGGCATTGACGGCCAAACAACAACGATTTGTCGATGAATACCTGATTGACCTCAATGCTACGCAGGCGGCAATTAGGGCAGGATACAGCGAAAGCACGGCAAGGGCTATAGGTCATGAAAACTTGACTAAACCTGACATAGCTGCAGAAATTGAAAAAAGGCAATCATTGCTTCAAGAAAAGACAGAAATGACGCAGGAATGGGTACTGAATAAATACAAGGAATTGATTGAAACAGCAGAAGCTCCCGTTGTTAGAGCTGCGCTTGCTGATGTAGGTAAGCACCTGGGCATGTTCAAGGATAAGTTGGAATTGTCCGGTACATTGTCAGTTGAATCGCTATTGGAGAAACTATCATGAGTACCAAAGCGCTAGAGAACCTGAAACGGCTACGAGACGACTTCACATTCTACGCTCCGCGAATGTTGAAGATACGGACCAAGGACGGAAGACTAGTCAACTTCTCACTGAACACCATGCAGTACAAGATAGACGCAACCATTGAGCAATTGAAGGCAGAGGGCAAGCCGGTTCGTATCATCATCCTAAAGTATCGGCAGGGTGGAGCGTCAACGTACACAGAGGGACGCATATTCCACTCGACCAGCATGACGAAGCTGACGAACAGTCTCATCGTTGCGCATGAAGACGACGCATCGACCAACTTGTTCAACATGTCGAAGCTATTCTATGACGAGCTTCCGACCGAGCTTAAGCCAATGAAGAAAGCCAGCAATGCCAAGGAAGTGCTATTCGAGAACCCGACGCTTGATCCGGAAGAGAAACGCAACAGTCCAGGACTACGATCTCGCATAAAGATAGCAACAGCCAACAACCTCGGTGCAGGACGTTCGGCAACGATTCACAATTTGCATGCGTCGGAGGTTGCTTTCTGGCGAGACGGCAAAACGATTATGCTCGGTCTCATGCAAGCGGTGCCGAATACACCGAACACAATGGTCATACTCGAATCAACAGCGAACGGCGTAGGGGGATACTTCTACGAGGAATGGGAGCGTGCGAAGAAAGGGGAATCCGACTTCGTAGCGCTCTTTTTTGCGTGGTTCGAGGAACCGGCATACGAGATGGACGTACCCGACGGATTCACGCCGACAGAAGAAGAACGCGAGCTAATGAAGAAGTATCCGCAGATCACGCACAGGAAGCTTGTATGGCGTCGCTGGTGTATCAAGAACAACTGCGGCGGCGATCCTGAGACATTCAAACAGGAGTACCCTTCTGACGATGAGGAAGCTTTCCTTGTATCCGGTCGTCCTCGCTTTGATCGTGAGGCACTGAGCGAGTACAAGAACAAGTGTGTTGCCGGTACGGTCGGAGAGTTGGACAACGGTTTCCATGTCAATCCTGACGGATTCCTAGAGGTGTGGGAACGTCCTAAGCGTGGCAAAGACTACTACATTGGAGCAGACGTTGCCAAGGGCCTTGAAACGGGCGACTACAGCTGCGGCGTGGTCATGGATGCTGACTACAACATAGCGGCCATGTGGCATGGGCATATCGATCCTGACCTATTCGCATATGAGTTAGAGAAACTGGGTAACTGGTACGGCGAGGCTATGATAGCGGTCGAGGAAAACAACCACGGCCTGACGGTCATTAACAAGCTGAAAGAGACCTACTGGAACCTATACAAGCGCACAACGCTAAACAAGGCTACTGACGAGGTGAAGGAAGAACTCGGCTGGTGGTCGTCAGAAAAGAGCAAGCAGTTGGCAATCAATCATCTGGCTTCGCTGGTACGTGGAAGAAAACTCGGATTAAAGAGCAGCAAAGTTCTATCCGAGATGCGCACGTACGTTATCGAAGCAAATGGAGCTACCAACGCACAGCCTGGCTCACACGACGATACGGTTATGGCCTGCGCGATAGCCGCTAAGGTTGTCGAACAGCATGGAGGTAGCTTTGACATGCAGATCGTTGACACGCAAACCCCACTACCGCAGACAAGCGGCAAGTTCGTGCTGCAGGATGGCGCATACGTGCCGAAAGGTCTAGCGCGTCATGATGACGATGAGGACGGCGATTGGTACAAAAGCGCAGGGTGGTGAACATATGTGGATGATAGTTGTAATGTTTATCGTGCTTTTATATGCAATTTATAAACTCGTAAAGGGTGGTAGAAATGAAATGTGAGAAGTGCGGACAATCGTTCGATTTTGAAGACTACTTTTTGCACTATCGAGTTAGGCATGAGAAGACCCCGTTTGTAAATATTGAGTTAAGAACGGAATATTACGAAAAGTATCCCGATCACAAATACCATAGAGACGAATGGATTCAATTTTTTAAAAATCATGCATTTCATGATAAACCGCAGCGGATAGCATTAATGGAGACAATGGAAGAAAATGAATTCCGTTCCTTCATCGATAAATTTTTAGAAGGCATTGAGAGGGGATCTTACAGTGATTGAAGCATTCACAAGTATCCTAATCGTGCTAATCATCGGATCAGGAGCCTACTACGCGGCTCTACAATTCGTCCAGCTACGGCATAACCGTGACACGCTGGCAGACGAGTACAAACGTGCAGAGGGCCATATACGCGACCTAGAAGACCGCGTGATGATGCTAGAAGCACAGATGGAGAGCAACAGGCCAATGCCTAGAGCGTCGGGAGATGACAAAGGATGGGGCACGTTCGAACCAAGGAGGTGAGTAGATGCCAACGGATATTATGGACAAGACAGACCGCGAGACAGGAGAAGCACCCCAGACAGGCGAGGAACGTGACTTAGCCCTACGGGTGCAGCAGATGTTCCGTGAGGCGTGGGATGCGAAGCAGCAGCTTAATTTGCCGCAGATATGGCGTATGTGCGATGACTACAAGCACAATCGCCAGAACCCGAAGCAGTCAGAGGAACACCCTGGCAGCGTCACGAACGTCATTCACCGTATCATTGAGTCGCAGATAGCCGACTTGATTGATAAGCCATACAGCAGCAGCGCCGAGGGGTGGGAGCCATCAGACGATATGTTCGCTGAGCAGGCGCAGAACCTCGTTGACTACGTGCTATACCGCAATAAGCTGAAAGCCAAAATCAACGACAGCGAGCACGATCGGCTGGAACTTGGCACAACGATTGTCAAAGTGTGGTTCGATCATGACGAGGACGATGGAAAGGGCCTGCCGAAGTTCGAGATTGTCAGCCCTGCAAACTTCTTCGATGATCCGAAGGTGACACGGGCGCATGAGTTACAGCAAAGCGAGTTTATCATTCACGCTGTGCCTAAACCGCTGTCATTCTTCCGCAAAAAGTGGCCTAAAGGTAAGTTTGTCAGGCGCGAGGTATCAGTCCCTTACGATCCGGATCAGACATTCACGGACGCGGAAGCCGATGAAGTACATGTTGATACATCCCAAAAAGCTCTCCTTCTCGAATGCTACATGCGTGACGAGGACGGGGAGCTTTACTGTTTGCACGTAGCCAATGACATATTGCTCGAAGACAGCAGGAAGACGCTGAAAGGGAAGAAACTGCAGCGGCGTAACCTTTACCCGTTCGTGAAGATCAATTGCTACCTCCGCAGGGGCACGTCATGGGGCATGGGAGACGTTGAACTACTTATCCCTACCCAAGACCTTATAAACGAATTGGACGATCAGATTCGCATCAATGCGCGACTAATGGGTAATCCGCAGATTGTTGTTGGCATGGGAGCTGGCAAGGGATTCGATTTCCGCAAATGGACAAGCAAGCCTGGGCTTCGCATTCCGATGCGTGACCACAATTCATTCCATGTTGTGCAGGGCACGCCTGTTAGCCCGGATGTACCTGTACGTCGCGAGAAGGCATTCCAAGAGGCTGATTTGATCGCGGGCACGCCTGACGTCAACCGTGGTGAACAGCCTGGAGCAGTCACGGCAGCAGCGGCTATCATGGCGCTCCAACAGGCAGGGCAAAAGACAGTCGTACACAAAAACGAAATGTTCAAAGCCGGTTGGGAAGACGTTCTGAACCTCCTGTTCGATGAGATCATGGAGAATTGGGATTCGGAAATGTGGATTCGGATTGCCGGCGATAAACCAGACTTTAAATTCATCAACCCTACTGACTTTCGACGACTTCCAATGATGGTCCCTAATGCAATGTACGGACAGGAAGGATTCGATGACGAGGAACCGATTAAGCAGCTGAAGGACGAGAACGGCGAGGGAATGACAAGGGAGGCGCGTTACGACTTCAAGTTGAACCTTGGTAACGGATTCCCGAATGACCGAGCGTTTATGCTGCAGATGATGACGGATTTCGCGAAGCTCACATTTCCGGATGGACCAGCAATCACGCGCAACGAAATGCGTCGGTTCATGCGTGAACAAGTAGGCATGGACTTGGATGACGAGAACGACCAGAGCATGCAACCGCCGCAGATGGCAGAAGGCATGCCGCCACCTATGGGCGCTGTGCCGCCAGGTTCTGCTCCAATGCCACAGCCAGCGCCACAGATACCGCCTGAGTTGATAGCGGCATTGCAGGGGGGTGTTATGTAATGGGAGACGTTAAGCGAATCTATCCAGAGTCGAAAACAGGATTGATCAACTATATCGAAGAGAACTTTCATGATATTGATCAATACGTCGTTACTTTCTCGCTTAAAGATGGGACGACAATGACCGTATATGATGCATACACGTACATGGAAGCGCTAGGAATGGCAGAAATAACGCGAGATTGCATAAACGAGGATAGCCATAATGGATGTTTCACACCAAAGCAGAGGAGGAACGGCAATGGCTAGGTATATCACCGACTCAGAAGCCCGATACCTCATGCACGCGGTTGGTAACGATCCATTGATTGCATCATATCTGCAAAATCAAGTGCAGTCCGGTCAGCGGTTCGACCGACAGGCGGCTAATCTATTGGTGTGTGAACGCTGCGAGAAGGCGGCTCTTGCTCACCAACAAGGCTATGTGTGCCCATCGTGCGGGTACCGTTCAGAAACGCGGAGCCGGCACAAAGTGCGTGACCATATCAAAGCAGGAATGTTTCGATAGAAAGGGGGTGATAGCATGGCAACGACAGGAAAAGTAGTCGGTCCTGGTGGTACGTCGAAATCAGCGAAGGCAACGGGATGTTACAGCACCGGCCCGCGTGGTGTGGCAGGAAGTAACACGTCCACAACGACGAGTAAAGGGTACGAGAACGGTCGTATGCAAGGAATGCGCAGCAGCTACCGCGAGAGCGGCAGAGCAAACAACAGCAAAGCGTAAAACGAAGGGCTATCGCAGAGCAGCGATAGCCCTTTTCATATACGCGTTCGGCGTGACAGTCGGAATAGACGACATGGGCGTGACAATCTAGAGTGGGATGCCACCACTTAAACGGAGGTTACCAGCATGGCTGATGAAACAATGACACTGGCGCAATATCGCCAGCAGAAAGAAACGGGCGTTAACCCTGACGATAGCACAGGGGCTGCGGATGCCGCGCAGCAACAGGAGGTCGAGTATGAAACGGATGCACAAGAAGAAGCAGACGTATACGAACCTTCCGAACCGCAGGAGACGATAGAGGATGGCGAAATAAGCGACGATAACGACGCTGACGAGCCAATACCGCAGGAACAGAAAAACGCCTTCTACAAGCGCGTACAGCGCGAGAGAAAGAAGGCTGAACAAGAAGCCGAAGCACGCTTGAAAGCTGAGTACGAAAGTCAGCTAAACCCGTACAAGACTTTTTTTGATTCGCTCGGTATCACACCGGATCAGGCCATGCAACAAATGGAAGCTAACCGGATACGCCAAGAGGCTGAACAACTGGCCTATACGAACGGTTGGAGCGAACAAGAAACGCAGATGTATATGCGTCAGCAACAACTTGAAAAGCAGCAGCTCGATAATAGCGTAGCCCTCCGAGTTTACGAACTCGCGGACACGCCAGATTATCCAGGAATTAAGTCCATGAAAGGCGCAATCACAGAGTTTATCCGCTCTAATCCTCGTGCAAACGTGGAACAAGCTTATTGGGCTGTAGGTGGATCGGCACTAGCTCAGCAATTGAAGCGCGAAGCCGAACAACGGGAGATCGCGAAGCGATCACAAACGAAGCGTACAGTCATTTCCGACGCTCCACAAAGCATGCAAGGACCTGCACCGCTACCGCCTGAAGCTGTCCAGTTTATGCGACAGACAGGCATGAGCGAGGCACAGGTACGATCCATGCTGTCGGATGACAAACCAAAGAATCTATCAGAATGGCGCAAAGCCAGACAAGGGAGGAAGTAACACATGGCAAGATACATTCGCAACGTTAGCGGATACAACCAGCCAATCGCCAAACGCTGGCGCGTAGACGTAAGCCAGACCATTTCCGAGGGCGATATCGTTCAGATCGATGCTACTAGCCGCTGGATTGAAGCAGCTGCTGCAGCATCTACGACGCTTGTAGGTATTGCATGCCAATCCATCACAACGGGAGCATCAGTCACGGCAGACGATGCAATCGACGTTATTCCACTAACGGGCATCGTGGTTCGCATGGATTATACTGGATCGTCTAAAACTTCACTGGCTGACACAGACCTCGTGACAACGCTGTTTGACATCGACAATGGCACGACGATTGATTTGGACGATACAACGGGCGGTATGTGCTCGGTAGTAGCATACGACAACGACAATGACACGGCTGACGTGATCTTCGCTGCGGCGAATATCGCAATTATCGGCTAAGGGGGTAAACGACAATGGCAATGAATACAGGACAATTCCAGAATCTCTATACACGTCGCATTGACGAGGCATTCTTCGAAGGTTGGGACGAAGAACCGGAACAATGGAGCCGCATCTATAACACCGAAACGGCGAAGACGAATAACCGCACGACGCAGATCATTGCAGGAATGGGTGCGTGGGAAGTATCGACGGAGAACGGCAACCCGAACGAGCAGCGCTACCTGTTAGGTCCGTTGGTGTTCACGCAAGGGCAGATTTTCAAATCTGAGGTTACCATGTCGCGTGAACAGATCAAAGATGAGCTGTACGACGAGGTAGCTAACATGTCCAAGGACGCAGGCCACGCTGGACGTGAGGCTGTAGAAGACTTGGCTGCGCAATACCTCGAAGAAATGTACACGAACACGCTAGGTTCTGGCTATGACGGAAAAGCGACGTTTGCCAATGATCACCCGAACTACGGAGATGACGGCGGCACGCAGGATAACCTTGCTTCTGGTGCGCTGACGGATGCGAACCTTAAATCGGCAATCATCCTGTTCCGTAAGCAACGCGACGAAGGCGGCAAAAAGATTTCTAGTCGCGTGAACAAACTGGTTATACCGCAGGCGCTGCAGTTTACAGCGGCAACGATCCTGCAATCGTCGCTCGTTTCCGGTTCGGCCAACAACGACAAGAACGTTCTGCCTAATATGGAGCTTGTTGTCAATGACTTCTGGGACGCATACACGGAGACGCGCTGGTTTATCATGGGGCCGCGCCACAAGCTGAATATGATCTGGTGGGATCAACCGGAATTCTCGAAATACCCGATCATGAACAAAAATGGTTCGCAGTCATGGCTGGGTTACATGCGTCTGAATCCTAAAGCGGAAAACTGGCGCCATCTTGTGGGTAGCGCAGGCTAAGGAGGGATAGCATATGCCAGGGGTAAACTTTACTAACGCGCAAGGTACTGGCGTTGTAACGGCTGATGGATTCGTCACGGTGTCAGGTGTAACTGCACCAGATGCAGTTGTTAGTACGACGATTACGTTCGATCCTCCCTCGCTCACGACAGGGGCTTTTGCTGTGTCGTCTGGCATTACCGTTACAGGTGCAGCACTTGGCGATAAAGTCGATCTGTACCCGCCTTATGATATGCAAGGAATTATGTATCAAGGCGCTGTGAGTGCAGCAAATACGATCAAAATATCGCTGACCAGCTGCAGCGGATCAACCGTTGACCTCGCCTCTGGCACATGGGGCGTTGTAGTCTGGAGGCGTTAAGTATGGAACCTGTTAAGTGGGATGTGGGAACGCGTGACGGCGCTCCTGTCGGTAAGAAACTGGACAATCCAGGAACGTACAAAACGTTCTCTAGACTGCCGATTGACGAGCAGGAAAAAATATTTAACGCCATGCGTGCTGAGCTATTGGTAGCTGGTCGCATGGAATCCAAGTAGGAGGGGCGAAAGCCCCTCTTTTTCTGTATAGGAGGGCTTAGAGTGGATCACTTCCAAGGCAATACAGCACGCGAGAGATACGACAACGACTTGCTAAACGAACTTCGTCAAATTCGACAACTGCTCCAACGCAATGCGCAAGCGTTAGAGCAAGACGAAACACCTATTAACCGCCGAGGCCGGCAGAAACGGAGTGTTTAACAATGAGCAATCTTCGCACAGACACAGGCTATCAGGGAGCCGTAGCGGTCACGCCTAGCGATACGGTAGCAATATCCCACCCAACAGGTCAAGCATTTACCAAGGGGCTTTATATCGGCGTTACAGGAGACGTAGTGGCACTCATGGCTGATGGTGACACGGTAACATTTAAGGCGGTTCCGGTCGGTGTATTGCCAGTATCGGTAGTACGGGTTAACACAACGTCAACAACAGCAACAAACATTTTGGCACTTTACTAATAGGAGGGGATCGAAATGGTTTCCCCGATGAGTCGTGTTAATGAAATCGTTAGTAGTCAGATCGGAAATTATCTGACCAATAAACAAACATGGTCAAGCATCATATATAATGTAAAAGCTTATGGTGCGAAAGGCGACGGAACAACCGATGATGCGGCGGATATACAAGAAGCGTTTAACGCAGCAGAATTAGTTGGTGGAACAGTATGGATTCCACAAGGATCAACATTTCTTATCACATCAACGTTGATAGTTGATGGAACTATACCAGTTAGAATTGAAGGGGGCGGCACTCTGAAACTTGGAGCAAACGTCCCTTTTTTACGTTTCAAAAACGCTGCTCATTCGATTCAAAACATATCATTTGTAGGTACAGGACGAACAGATGGAAGAGGCGTAATCATCGAGGGTACTGCACCTAAATCTAGTGTTCTGCGGTGTAAGTTTACGGACGTTCCTGCTTCTGCAGTTGAGGTACAGTCCGGAGCTAGTTTGAGCAGAGTGGAACAGAATTACATGCTGAATTGCGGGAATGGCTCGGCTGTCGTAAGCCCGTTTAATTGCACGATCTATATTGCAGATGCTGACGAGTGCATGGTAACAAATAATATCATGGACCTATGCAATTGGGGCGTTTATTTTAGGGGTACAACTGCTATCAGCGGATACCTTTGCTTAGGAAACAAAATCACAGCTAAGAACGGCCTTACTGGCAACCAAGGTATAAGCAATCAGCGCGGGAACAGCGGGCGTATTATCGGGAACTATGTATCGGGGTTCAACGACAACGCCATCGATATGCTAGGCGGTAGATTTATGCTTGTCGAAGGGAACTCGACAATCAATTGTAAAGATGGTGTCTTCATAGGGGATGAATCAAGCGAATCCATAACCATCAATGGGAATGTGTTCAGAAGCCCAACGAGGGGAATACGGATATACAATACCACAGCACATAATAATCAGACACTAAAGAATATCATTGTAACAAATAACACGATTGATGGCGCTACAGAGGGCGGTATCCTCGCTACTTGTACCGGCACAGGATCAACTATGAGTAGGGTTATTTTAAACAACAATACAATTGATCAAGAAGGTGTTGGGCTGTACGGTGTTAAACTGGAAGGCGGCATATGCTGCGAAATAAATAACAATACAATCAATCGTAGCCCTAGAGAGGGAATTGTTGTCCTAGCAACTGATATATGCCGCATCGATCAAAACATTGTTCAAGATGCAAGCTATGGTGCATCCAATACGTACGATGCAATTAGTGTACAAACTTCCAACCGTTCGTTGCTTAATGGTAATGTCGCATACGGTACAGCGCGTTATGCAGCTGTCATTTCAGCAGGTGGTGGACATACTTTGATTGGTACTCGTTGGCGTTCGCTGGGAACGGGTGGCGTTGACACAACGGGCGCAACGGTAACTACAAGCGATAATGCGTCTATGTAGATCGTTAGGGGGGAGGAAAATATATGCCATCATCACAACAAATACTAGACGACATCAACCTTCGTTATCGTAATAGTTTCACTACCGACGAGAAACTTGTATGGTTCAACGAGGAGCAGCAGGAGTTATTCGACGTCCTCGAACTGGACAGCTCCCCGTACACGTTCCAGACGGTGGCAGGAGAGAACTTTTATCCGTTCCCTGACCAGTTTGATACAACGAAGATAAAAACCGTAACGTATCAAATCAGTGAAAATACAGATCCGGAACCTTCATTCGTGGAGGTTCCTTTTTTACGCAACGATGACCGTCAATACGTGATTACAGCGCCTTGGTATACCATTATCAGCGACGCGATGTACCTGTACGTTCCTGACACGGTGCCTGACGATCACACAGTCTACATCTACACAGACAGCGACCCAGACCAAGTTACGTCAGCGAATCTTAGTGTTGCTCCGAATCTACCAACCAAGTACCAAGAATTGCTCAAGCTTGGCGTATTGAAACGTATCGCAATGGCTCGAAAAGACAGCATTATGGTTTCTAACTATTCGGCTGAGTATGAGCAGAAGATTGCTGACGTTTTGTGGGCAAGAAAACTAAAGGAACCGGAATTCTCGCAAGCGATAGACGGTAACTACCGCCCACAATGGAATGTAACTTATGGTGGTTGGGCGTCCATCTGGAGGAATTGATATGGCGATCTGGCAAAACTTGCCTCGTAACATGGACAAACGATCTGCAAATAACTTTACGGAGGGACTCGATACAGAAAAGAGTCCTTTTTTTATTGCCGATAATGCGATTGTAGACGGTTACGGGTGGGATTTCGACGAATATCCAGCGATTAAGGTAAGACGTGGAAGGACAACGTACGGCGCATCTGGAGCGGCGACAACAAGGCTGCTGACGAACTTCGGTAATGTCCATCTTGTGCGGGCTGTTGGAACAAAATTGCAGTATAACAGCACAGGAACAACATGGACGGACATATCTGGAACATGGACCGATACCGATTGGGATGCAACTAACTTCGATATTGGAGGACAAGCGCTCATTGTTACCAATGGGACGGACACGCCGCAGTATTGGAACGGATCGGCCTTGGCAGCATTAGCTGATATGCCAGAAGGTAAGTATGTGGCATCTGATAACAGGCGCGTGTATACTGCTGGCGTATCCGGTACAGAAGACGTTATTTACTATTGTGCGTTCCAGGATGCTACGGATTGGACTACACCTGAAAATAGCGGTGCTGTTCAATTCTACACCGACCGAGGCGGTCCAGTTACCGCGTTAAAAGCTTACGCTGGACAGATATGGGCGTTCAAGAAAGACGCTTATTGCCTCATATTCCATACTGGCGATAGTCGGATCACACACCGCCTTGTTGAAGGTTCAAACGACATTGGCTGTGCGTCATATAAAACATTGCTAGAGTGCGCGGAATACCTGTTCTGGCTTGGCGAGACAGACGTATATATCGGAGCTGGCGGCGCTGCTTCACCAATCGGAGCACCGATAAAGCGGTACATTGACAGCATCAATTCATCGGCCATTTCGAATGCATTCGCCTTTACGGACGATGACCGCTATTATCTATGTATTCCGACCGGCGCGAATACTCAGCCTGACACATGCCTTGTATACGACACACGATTCAAAAAGTGGTACCCGTACAGTGCTAATCTTCCAAGCTTACGTTTCGGAGCTCAGCTCAACAATACGGCCTACTGCGGCGATAGTAGCGGACAGACATACAAGATGAATGACGGTACGACAGATGCAGGAACGGCGATTCCTTGGCTTGTCCAATCCAAGCCATTCGATGAGGGGATGAAAGAGAGCGAGAAAGAATTATGGGAAATGCACCTACAAGGACTTTTCCCAAGTGGTACGACATTATCGGTTGAAGTGGCTCCCGATGAAATCGGATCGACGTGGTACTCGATTAGTTACGATCCGACCGGCACAGCATCGGCAACGCAGAACAAGAATATGATAGTCCCGCTAGATACGATACCTTTATGCCATTTCTACTCTTATCGCCTGAGTGGTACAGGGCCAGCAACCATTCAAGAGGTGCAGCGATATTCGAGACTTCAGACTGTCCAGTATTAGGAGGTTAACCATGCTAACGACAGAGGAAAAACAAAAGATGATAGAACACAGGATAAAAGAGTACGAGGTTCGTATATTTGATCTACAGATGAACAGAACGGCTCTAGAATCCGTTAACGATCAAGACGGTATCAAGGCAATGGACGGACGTGTAGAAGCGCTTAGAAAGGCCGTGGAGGCGGTTAGGGGGATGATGAATGGCGCTACCGACAATAACAACACTATCGCCTAAACCGGACTTTACAGAGGTCGTACAAAAGCTTAACAAGCTTATACAGGACTACAATAACACGCTGCTAAATCTCGATTCGCTTAATGTCGTATCGCTTACGGCCTCCAATATCGACACAGGCATATTAAACGCTGGCATTGTAACGATCCGTTCCGACCTGACAGCAGGAGCATACATTCAAATCGACGGTAACGGCATGGTCGTGAACAACGGAACATTCGACACGTTCACAGTCGACATTAACGGAGCTGTCACAATGACCAGCGCTACTATCCAATCAGCATCCGGATACCCGAAGGTGGTCATAGACCCGAATAATGATCTGTTCGGGGCATTCAATACGGCGAATGATTATATTGCTGTTGAAGCTGATTACGGCGGCGCTCCTTCTCTAAACTTTTTTGCGGGAGGTACTCTACAGGCACGTATGGACATGTTACTTGGATTCGAAATATTTAATAATAGCTCTACGAATCCGATGGTTATTGACGGTGGAACGATGGGGACTAGAATGGGCAATATTTTCACATTTGATGATTGGAGCAGCATTATTAATTTTGATTCAACTACAACCTTGCAAATGGAATTAGATGCGAAAGCAGCCTCTGGCGACAGCACTAGTTTATCCGGCGGCCATAACCACGGGATACCAGACGGAACTGTTCTAATGGTTGACGGTGGCGGAACAGTTACGTTCGTTGCAGTCGGGAACCATTCCCATACACAAATATAAGTGATATACTATTGCCACAATCTGTAACATAGGGGTGTGGACAATGAAAAAGTTTATTATTGGTGTTGTATTTGGTGCATTGATTGCTTCTGCATTTCCTGCATACGGCGCTGTAACGTCATTAGTAGGGCAAACAGTTGACGGACAAAAAGAGGTAAAATTGAACGGTAAGCCTGTCGGAACAGCGATTATCGTAGATAGTACAAGTTATTTGCCTGTCAGAGATACAGCAGAAGCAATCGGAGCACAGGTTGAGCCAAGTTCGGGAGTGATTAACATGACAATACCGTTAACAAATGATGCAGTAGAATCCGAATTGTACACACTTCGGAGTAAAAAATCGTTCATTGAAAAGAAAATTGTTGAATTACAGAGAATCATTAAATATCAAGAGGAAGAAGCGATACCAAAAACTGTTGAAGAAGCGAAAATTATTGATAGTCAAGCAGTTCGAACAGACGCAGAAAAGGCCAACGCTCATAAGAGAGTTGACGATCTAAACAAATCGCTTGCGAACAACAAGCAAAAACTTGCCGACTACCAAACCCAACTCGACGCGATCAACGCACGAATTGCGGAGTTAGAAGCACAATAACCTTGCGCGTCTAAAATACGCGGTGTATGATTAGAATAGAAATAAGGGAGGTCGCTAGCCTCCCTCAGATAACGATGGTATGAGCCACGGCGCGCGCATATCAGATGATCAGCGAACCCACCGAAGGCGGTCAACCTTTAGCGGTGGGTTTTCGCTTGTAACGTCGCTTAATCCATCGGTACAGCTTGCGTCCGCTGAACCAAAGGCTCAACAACGTAGCGAATACTTTCAAGAACAAGTAGATCGCACCAAGCGTGGTCATGGCTATCACCTCCTTTACAGAAGGCTGCGCCGTGACCACCACCTCGTTATCAAATCTATTGTATCACGGCATGCGTCGCTTGTGCACTTCGTATACTACTAGATTAATCAAGTAACCGCGTACGCCTAATGCCATATTATGATAATCGCCAAGGAAGTAATAAAGCACGATCAAATAGATATTTGCGTACATGAAACCGATGTTCAGACAGAAGAACATTTGTAATAGTCGCATTGGATCCATTATCATCACCTATACCAATTATATCCTAAAGCAGAGCCTACCAGAAATGGGGGCTTTTTTTATTCCCTAGAGAGGGTGATAACATGGCTACAAACTTATGGTCGCAAACACAGCAAAAATATGCACAGCAAGCCACGCCAGGTGTATCAACGTCCGCAGTCAACACGCCATCGTCTACAGGGGCGTATACAACGAACGTAAACACGGCGCTAAAGGGAAAGGGCGTAAGGCCTGAACATATCGGCTACAACGCTAATACAAACGCCTACAGCGTCAATGGTAAACCGTTCATGCGGGCTAACAAGAACTACGGCGGTGCAGGCTATACAAGCGCTCACGACTTCGCTCAGGCGTGGAAATCGTATAATCAACAGCCTAATCAACAAGCACAGCCGACAACAACGGGATACAACCCATATGCAAGCAGCGCAAGCAACAATAACCCATACAATCAGCAGGTCAATGATACGATCTCGTATCTCATGAATGCGGCGCAGCATCCGCAGGCGATTGACCCGTATTCTACCGCTGAGTATGCCGCCGCAAATGCACAAGCGCAGAGAGCAGCAGGACAGAACATACGAGCCGCGCAAGAAGCATACGGCTCCGCTGGATTCGGGCGCTCATACGGCCTTGGAGAGCGCGTAAACGGCATTCAGAACGACGCTACGAATTATCTCATGACACAGGTTGTTCCTAACATTATTGCCGCTAAACAGGCCGAACAGCAGAACCAATTCAATAACTCAATTTCGGCGCTGAATCAATTGATTGGGCAACAATCAAGAGCAGACCAACAGGTTCAGCAGGACTGGACGAACAACTACAACAAGGGCCAATTGCTCGGTTCGTTCACGGACCCAGCGGCAATGGCACTTTATAACAGTGTCACTGGTGCGAAACGCACATATGCTGACGCGGCAACTCGCGGTGATCGTGCGGCGATGGATTCGGCAAGAGCACAAGCAGACGCGGCCCGCGTACAACTTCAAAACATGGGATACGATACGAGCGGTTATGGTGCTAACAAGACGCTGGAAACTGCATTACAAGGCGGTGCTCCTAGCATCCGAACGCTTGGCGGTCAGTCGCAGGACTTGGCGAACAAACAGGCGAATTTGAACGCTGCTGAATCGTACATGAATCAATCCGGATTACTTCTCCATCCGCAGGAAGATTGGAGTGGATTGCCACGTCAAATTGCTGCTGGCGGTGAGGGACAGACGATGGAAGGTCAACAGGTAACGAGCGGACTTGTAACAGAACAGCAGCAACGTGATCTTGCGACGCGCTCAGCAGCACTGCAAGAATGGCAGACAACGGGTCACGCAACGCCTGCCGTATCGCAGATTCTTGGCGTACCGGAGGGCACACTGACAAATGACGCGGCATATCGTAAAGCCGCCCAAGACTTGGATTCTGACATGTTTAAGTATCAGCAAATGCAGGACAAAGCGGCAGCGCAGAACAAGCAAGCAAAGACGATGTCTCCCGTTGATGCAGGTAATCTGATTTCCAGTTCATTAAGCAGCATTGTAGACCAGATCAAGCAAGCGCAAAAAGAGGGACAAGATACAAAACCGCTTGAAGATCAGCTAAGCAAAGCTAAAGAGGATGCGTTTGTACAGTTGTACAACGATTACGGAATTAGCGGGAAAGACATGGTTTCAGCACTCACGAAAGCAGGCTACACAATGGAAGAAATCAACAAACTCAAAAGCGATCCGGACTATGCACCGGTTTTTCAGTAGCCAGCGCGTCCAATAATGGGGGCGCTGGCTACTCCAATTATTACAAAGCTGCATCGGATGCGAAGGGTAATCCGAGCGGGTATACGACTGCTCAAAACGGTGTGACGAAGGCGCTGCAGTCGCTTAATTTGCCTGCTGATTGGTCGCAACCATTGCTCGAACTGATTGCTAGGGAATCGTCGTTCAACGCGAATGCGGCTAATCCCAAGTCGTCTGCGAAAGGGCTATTCCAGTTTCTCGATTCGACACGCCAGAACTACGGCGGTAAGAATGTAAACTGGAACGATCCGTATCAACAAATACTGGCGGGGATCAAGTACGTAAAAGATCGATACGGAACGCCAGCGGATGCACTGACATTCTGGGATAAGAACGGCTACTATTAGGAGGTGACAGCATGGCAACGAAAACAAAGCTAAAGAATAAATCGGTGCTGAGTGCTCCCACGCCAACCTATACGAAGATCGATCCGACACTAAACAGAACGTACGCGCCGCCAACGCCGCAACGTCAATCGAATATCGTCGTGACTCAGCAGGATTTAATGCCCGTTCAGACACAACCACAAGCACGCCAGCCGATTAAATCGAAAGGCGTGCTTTCTGCTTCTTCTCAGCCAAAAGTTGAGCAAGAGATTCCATCGTATATGCAAAGTCAAAATCCATTTCTGATGAACAGGCTCACGCCTAACGTAGAATTTCATGAACCGGTTTCATTCGCACAACCACAACCAGCGATGACTAAACCTGTTCAGACTATGCCTTCACCGCAAGAAATCGCTGATGCGACCAAAAATAGGTTGTTCCCGCAACGTACACACCAAACAACAGGATACGTTGCCCCGACCAAAGAAGCGGCAGAACAATTTATCAAGGCTGGTGCAACGCCTGAAATGTCGCTACAAGCACGTAAAGAACAATGGTTTAATGAACAGAAAAAGAAAAGACAGCGTGCCACTATTGGGAAAGACCCTAACAGCCTAGTCGCGGTTACAAATAAATACGGAGAAATACTGCCGCAAGCTATTAATGCATTAGAATTAGCTATTCCTGGTGTGGCTGAATTTGAGCGCGGAGCCAATGAAATGATGGGATTTGACACTCACAACCTTCCGCCTGGTTCAAATGGAATTGGTGGTAAGATTGCAAAGGGAATCGGATCAATTGCCGCCGGTTCGATTAACCCTGCTGCGCTTGAACAAAGCCTTATTACAACGCCATATAAAGCCGCTGGAGCGTTGATGGGAACAAAGGCCGCACAATCCGTTTTAGGTAAAATCGAATCGCTCAATCCGATGTTGGCCAACTATGGCATACATGCTACCCCACAAGTTATTAACCGTGCCGCTACAGGTGCTTTAGCTGGAGCAGGAACAGGCGCTTTGATGCCACTCCTGCAAGGTGATCCTAGCGCTAAGGACATAGCGAAAAGCGCAGCTATTGGCGGCGCTCTCGGCGGTGTTGCGGATGTTGTCATGCCAGCACTCGGAAATCTTGCTAAGACTGCCATATCAAAGCTTCGTTCTAAGAATATTCCTGAAGAAGCAATCGCACGTATTACACAACTACCAGAGAATGAAATTGTGCGAATATCGGAGCTTTCACCTGATGAAATCAATGCCGTTCTGCGAGACGCCAATATTCCCGAAACGCCTGTAATTACACGCAATCAACCAGAGTTCCAACCGGAAACGTATCTACCAGAAGAACGGTTAGGTAGATTTAGCGAATCGACAACTCCAGCTCCTGCACCAACAAGAGAACCGTTCCCTGTAAGCGCTAGGATCAAATCTAAAGGCGTATTAGGAGAACCGCCAATCATTCAACGTGGAGAGCGTCCAGCAGTACCAGAGGGTGAGCGTAGGCTATACAGTAACTATGAGAATACGGAATTAAGTCCTGAACTTCGTCGAGAATTAAGCATGTCCGAGCGTAGAGGATACCGTCAGATTAGCAACCCAGAATCGTTAGGCAAGGCTAATAGAATGATCGATGAACAAGGATTAGACGAGGCAATCAGTTATACGCGCTCAGGTGAAGGCGTAGATGCTGACCAAGCTGCAACAGCAATCGTTGCTATAAACCGTCTTCAACAGCAAGGTAGAAATAAAGAAGCAGCTAGACTGATCGACGAGTTAGCGGAGAAGGCAACAAAAGCAGGCCAATTCAATCAAGCATTATCCATGATTCAACGTCTATCGCCAGAAGGACAATTGCTACGAATCAAACGTATCGTTAAGGATATTAACAAAAAGCTTCCTACAAATAAGCAGATTAAGCTAACAACTGAGCAAGAAGAAAATATTTTAGAAGTAGCTAAGACTGCTAAAACGGCTGGATTAAGCCAAGATACCGCGAATGAGGTTCTGGCTATTAGCGAAAAATCGTTACGTGGAGAGCTATTAACGGCAGAAGAACAGGGAATTCTTCGTAACTTCCAGGATGATTTGCAGGCATTCCTTGATAATAAACAGCCTGATTTATCGCCATCCCGTCCAATCGACACTAGCACGCCAGCAGGACGCCGTAAACGTGATGCTATTGTCGATTGGGTAACGAAACATGAACAGTCTGCACAAGCAAGGATGAATGCTAGACGTAATACATTATCGGCTAACCCATTCGATGTATATGTAGATATGGGAATTATTGCAGCTTCTAAGATGTTACGTAAATCAGTTAAATTCGCTGATTTTTCGTCTGAAATGATACAAGAGTTTGGCGATTCCGTTAAACCATATTTAAAACGTGCATTTGATCAAGGTAAACGTATTATGAATCGTAATATTACGATAACGACTGAACGTGCAGCAGAAGGTGTAGCAGCAATTAGTAAGGAAGCTAGAAAGCAAACAGTCGAAGAAATGGTGTATAATACGCAACGTTCTATCGAAAAAATGAAGCGTGGAGAAATCGACAATGATGATATCGAAGCTTTGCATAATGCTGCAAACAATCTTAATGCGATATTGAAAAATCCAAAGGCGACAACAGAAGAGAAACAATTGGCACAATTGTCATCTCAAATCGCACGTAAGATGAAACAAGCAGAAGATGTAACGAAACCCAAAACACCGGAGTCTGTTAAAGAAATGCAGAAATTGCTTCGAAAGATAACGGGTATTAAGGACGAAACGAAGAAAATAGACCCGCAAACGGGTGAACCTATCGACTACAAGCATATTGATGAACTAGCTTATAAAATATTCGATAGAGCGGTTCCTGGTACAGCTGAGAAGATGGCACAAAAATTTCTTCGTTCCACACCATCATTGAGTCAGGCGGAAGTGAAAAAGATTCGTGATCTTGCGCAATCGGTTAGTCGATTAAAAGGTGCAGAGAAAGCAGAAGCGGATTTAGAACTGCAAAAAATTATTAATGGGTTCGAACAGTCTGATTGGCTAGATCGCGCTAATGCGCTGCGTTATATCGGAATGTTGCTCAATACTGGTACCCAATTAGTCAATGCATTGTCTGGTCCGCTTATGGCGTCTACGTATAGAATCGGACAGTTAGCGGCTACGATGGCTGATGTGATGATGGCAGGAGTTCTTAAACAGCCAAGGAGAATGACAGCCTATCAATCTAATCCATTAACATGGATGGGACAATACTTCAAAAACCTTAGATTCGGTGTACGAGCAAGCTGGCAGGGCGTTAATCCAGCAGGACTGACGGGCCCACGCGATGTAGGCGGTCTTGTATTCAAAGGTAAAAACATTGCATCTATTGTTCCTCACTACCTTGAACGTTCTCTAAGTGCCGTTGCAAAAGGTGCAGACTATGCCACTTATAAGACTGTGTATGATAGAGAATTGTTAAGACGAGGATTTATTAATGCGAAGAACCAAGGAATACAAGGAACGGCTAATCAGAAAAGGTTCGCTGAAAACTTTGCAGCTAATCCAGATCAAGCAGCAATGGAATATGCGGATGATCAAGCAAGACGGGTTACATTCCAACGGAATAAGAGTACAGGTGCTAAGCTTGCGAATGCAATCCATACGCTTCCGGCAATTGCAAAAGCTCCAATTCAAACCGTTGCGCCATTCGTTAAGACACCTATTAACATTGCAAGTACAGCCGTTGACTTGACTCCTGTTGGTTTGCTTAGAGGATTATTCGAACTATCGTTCGTCAAAGATGAAGCTGTTAAAGCAAATGCATTGAGCCGCATGGGATTAAGCTTAATTGGCGGTGGCGGGCTATCTGCAATCGGGTACGAACTTTCTAGAGCTGGGATTCTCACGGGTTCTAACGAGAGTGGTTTTAAAGATGTAGATAAGATCAGGGAACAAGCCGGACGGGGAAAATATCTACTAAATACATCTGCTCTCATGCGATATATTGGGGCATTGTTTAACGGAGAAGACCCGTATAAAGCCGCAGCATTCCAAAAAGGCGATGTTCAGATGAACTACAACAAGTTCCAGCCACTTGCTTTCCCTATGGCTATAGGTGTTGGCTTAGAACAGCGTAGGAGCGAAGGATTAGGTTCAATGCTCAAAGGTGCAGGAACAGAAGCAGCTGGATCTTTACTCGGTATGTCGGCTCTTACAGGTATCCAGCAAGCCGTCCAATCGTATCAAGATAAGACATCAGGCGATAAATCAGTTGGCTTCATACAGCGTGTAGCGGAGATGTTTGCTAAATCATTTAGTCCTAGCTTCTTAGCACAAGAAGCACGCAGAGAAGACAAGACGGTACGTAAAACGGCATATGGGGAAGGATTTGTTAAAGACGTATTGGACTACTATAAATCCCGTACACCTTCATTTGGCGGACTTATTCCAGAAAAGTATACGTCTAAAGCGCTTCCTGCAGCTATGACAACACTTGGACAAGAAAAGCAGCATGCTGGCGGGTTTGTTGGTTCTTATCTCAATCCTTATCAGATGAACAAAGCGCAGTACAGCGAAGCAGCCGTAACAATAGCCAATCTCATTGACCGAACGAACGATGAAAAGCTAGCGCCTAAAACGCCTAATAAGAAGATTGAAGGAACAACAAAATCAGGTGAATACAAATCGATTGAGCTCACAGGTAAAGAATACGAGCAATATCAGCGGGACATTGGAAATGAAATCGTTTCGCAAATCAATGCTCTGCCTGCATCGATGTCAGATGCAGATAAAGCAGAGAAAATCAAGGATATTTACGAAAAAGTGAATACGAAATATCGCAATAAAAAGAAAAAAGAATATGGAATTAAGGTGAGCCAATGATCGAATACGACGAATCGGAAATGCTCCAATCAGCAGTCTCGGACAGCGTGCTAACCGCTGTTCGGGGCTTTTTTTACGACGAGCCCGAGGTGGGCGACAAACTGCTTTACCGCTGGGAAGATCGACATACCTATAGCGACGAACTGCAGGAAGTCATCAATATCATATGCGGCGGGAACCCGCCAGGACAACCAAAGGAGAACACGCATGAATAAATTTCTTGACCCAAAATTTATAACGGCAATATTTACAATGTTCGCGATTGCCGTAAACAAAAAGCTAGGCTGGAATCTTGATGAAGTGGAGCTCGGCGCGTCGATTGCGGTGTCGGTCAACTTCATCTTCGCGCAGCTGCTCGTTGATATTCAGAAGCAAAAGAACGGTGAGACGGTGAAGTGGAGCAAGACCAAGTTCGCTACGCTCATTATCTCCTGCGTAATCATCGGGTTTACGCAGTATGTCGGGATCGATCTCGATACGGAGGAAATTATGTGGATAGCAGGAGTAGCAATGGCATTCATTACAGGTAAGGGTATAAAGGACGTATGGGATATGAAGGCGAAGCCAAAACAGGTGGAGGTGACAGACCATGCGCAATATTCAGATACCGGCAGCGATGCTGTCTAATTACAATCAGATTGAGGACATTACGGACCAATTGCCGCATCATCCGACGAAAGTATATAAGCTTACAGAGATCGAGAAAAAAGACGTGATTGTTATTCACCATACAGCCCAATACGCACCGTTACAAAGCCATGCCGCCTATCACGTTAATTCTCACGGATGGCCAGGGATAGGATACCACTTGATGCTGAGTGATGACCGGCTGTACCAAGTCAACGACCTGCGCGCCGAATCGTACCATACGAAAGATCACAATAATCATACGATCGGAATCTGCATAAATGCTGACTTGTCCAAACGGTCGATCACAGACCGCGAACGTGAGATGCTTGCAGTAGCGATTATCACGGTCAAGAGTCTTGTTCCTACTATTAAAGCGGTCGTACCGCACAACGCCCTTGTAGCTACTTCATGCCCGTGTACAAGCGTGCCTGCTATCCTTGAAGTCGTGCAAAAGATCGAACAGGAAATGGCGCATGCACAATCGCCGCAGAAGAAAGAGGAAATGGCGTACCGAGTTGCAAATGAACTTCTCTATTTGTACTCCATGTCTAAAGGTAAGGATTCATTCGGTAAAGAAGTGAATGAGCAGCAGAAAGTGTGGGCACAGAATCGATTGCTAACTTTGGTTCCTGAAATGCAGCGACTTGGATTCTTGAAATAATCGAAGGTAATGGAAAAGGGCCTCTTATGAGGTCCTTTTGTGACCAATCATATACTTAATGATATATATGCATACCCATACAGCCTAATGTGTATATGATCAATTGAAATTAACGCCCACTATCCGGAATGGGAGTGCCCTACCTTTACCAGAATTTTTTTTTCCGTTATCCACATCGCAATCCACATAGATGCTTTCGAATATCGTTTGCATCGTTTCCTTCTTCTCACTATCGTCTAGCATCTCCCATAGATCGGGTAAATCCAAAACCACATTTATGTCGCCCTTGTCGATACCTATTTCAACCGCCTGTAATTCGTTCATTCGGTTTTTAATAACAGATTCCTTTTCATCTTCTTCCGATTTCCTGGCTCTAAAGTCTGATTCGTTTATTAAGTCCTCGGCAAACATGTATTGCCATTTCTTACGGCGTTCTAACGTGGCGTTGAGCTCCCTTTTTAACGTGTCCAATTCGTTCGTATAGTCAATCATCGTTCTTTCTAAAGATGCGTTCGCGCTAGCAATTTCATCATGAGAAAGCTTGATCTGCCGTATGTGTTCCATAATCATGGTTTCAGCTACACTTTGCCTAAATAGCGGGAGGTGACAGCCCTTCTGCTGAGATCGGTTCGAACAGATGTAGTTAATGTGCGAAATCCCCATTGTACCGTCCGTAAGTCTATTCCGGTATGGACGGCCCATCATAGCTGCGCCGCAACGAGCGCATCTTAATACTCCTGAGAACCAATATTCTCGTTTTTTTGACGTTCCATAGAATTCACGTCTACGCATACGTTCTTTGTGTTCCAGATATTCCTCCCACGTAAATATGGTTGGAAAATTAGAGTCCGACCAAATAACTTCGACCATATTTTCTTTTTTTCTTGAAGAATACTTTCCATCCGGTTTTTTCGTCCCATATCTGATCTTCCCAGCGTAGAACGGATTATCAAGCACATAATAGACCCCATTAGCTGACCAAGGCTTGCCACCGCGTCTAAGTAGCCCTCTTGTGTTCAGTTCCTTAGAAGTTGATCCAAATCCGTTACCAGCCATGTACAATCGTCGTAGTTCACGCAGAATAGCCGCCTCTTCTGGAACGATGGACATGACTTCATCTTCCCATCTGAACCCTTCCGGAACAGGGCCGCCGTGCCATTTGCCTTGACGGACAAGTTCCTCCATACCATAACGAACGCGCTCAGCGAGGTTTTCCCGTTCCCATTCTGCTAGAGCTGCTACAATCGTAATGAACAATTTACCCATAGCCGTTGTCGTATCATACACTTCCGACGCAGACCGAAATTTAACGTTGTTCCTCTCGAAGATATCCAGAAGCTTATGCAAGTCCTTAACGGATCGAGTTAGCCGGTCAAGTTTATATACTAACACGATATCCACAAGTCGGTTGTCAATATCCACAAGCATACGCTGCATTTCAGGCCGTTCTAGGTCTTTTGCAGAGGCTCCCTCGTCTACGTACCAGGTGAGATGTTCCCAACCCTCCTGAGAGGCGCAGAAGTTCTTTAAACGCTCTTTCTGAGCATCTAGCGAGTAACCGTCCTGAACTTGCATGTCGGTACTTACACGGATATAGATAGCGATTCGATAGATTCTAGGTGTGTGTATCATTTCTCGGTTTCTAACGGCCATGTTATTCCCTCCTGTTAAAAAAGCCCCGTGTGGGGGCTAGTTATTGGTCAAATCATATAGTTGTTGCTTAAACATTGACTGTAAACTTCTAAATTTATCTGCTTCTGTATCAAAGAAAAGCAATTCGCCTCTGGCGCGCAATTTGGAATCGTGACTTTCGCTTAACTTTGTTAATCTTTCTCCACGAGTTACATGCGCTTTATCCCAAACTTCAACCGGATCAGAAATGTTTTCAATAATTGCTTCGTACGCCTTTTCTAAACCTTTAACCATGTAATTGAGATGAGTTAGAGATTCCGAAAATTCCTCGGCATATAAGAATTCTGAATTTATGTCATTAAGTTTAGGTAATAAAGATTTTGCGATAGGTAATTTACCTTTCGCTTCTTCTACAGTTATTGTATCAATATTGAAAGAGGAATATAATTCTACGGCTTTATCATACACTGGTGTGCTTGCGTCAAGAAATGATTGCAGACGATCAGTCTTTTCTTTCTTCTCTTTTTTTTCTTTAGTTGATTTTAAAAGGGCTGTAGCGTCTTTACTTGTTGGTTCTTCTACTAATGCCAGTTCAATAATGGGTATGGCTTTGTTATAATCTTTCGCAATAATTGCATCTTTTGCTTCTGACATATATTTATCATAGTCAGACTGAAATGAACAACCTGCTAAGATCACTATAAGGGAAGCTATTAATAAAACATATCTCATTTCATTTATCCTCCATTAGAACTATTTTATATCTTTCTATGATATATCGGAATCTTCCTCTTGAACTTTAATCTGGAAACGATTACAATGGTGGCAAATGTATTTTTGTGGCGGATTCCGAGAGGTTTTCGCTCTTTTTGTCTAATATGTACGTGAATCTACGTATGCACCCTTAGAGCAGCGTCTTGACGCTTACTCTCCGTGCCATTCCCAGACATACAAGTCGTCGATATGCACCTTTAGTACGTAGGCTATCTTTGCGCAAATCTCAATCCCTGGATTAAACCGGAGGTGGATAAGATCGCTTAAATAACTAGGCGTAATATCAACTTGATCGGCTAACCAGACTTGTGTCCTTCTCTTCTCTTTTAATATCTCTGGGATACGGCAGCGGACGGGTTTTATGTCCATTGCCTGTCCACCTTGCTAATTTTTACCTTGCACCAAACAGATGTTCTCATATATCATAATAGTATACGAACAACGCGGCTGCTTTTACTACATTAAAAGGGGTGCTCCGCTGGTGAAAAGAGAACAATTTAAGAACGCGCTTACGAATCTAACTGTTAATCAGATTAAAGAAATAGAGCAGAAAATTAATCAACTAAAAAGAAAGAAGGAATGAAATACATCTATTTCTTTTTCATTCTCTCCATAAGATTCAATATAGTGTCCTGATCTTCTTCATTTAACCCAACAAAGTCATCTACCATCTTATCTAATTTCTTCTGAAATTCCCCTCCAATTCTCGTACCACTCACTAAATAATCAACACTAACATTAAAATACTTCGCAAACATTTCCACTGTCTCTAAATCCGGTTCCCTTGTTCCCAATGAATAGCCTGAATACGTTGTAGGCGGTATTTTTAATTGACGACATAACTCTGCTTTACTTATACCTCTTTTTATTCTTAGATTTTCTACCCTCTCATGGAACATAACATTTCTCCTTTCAAATCTAATTATAACGACGCAATACGCGTAACTAAACTATCCTACTCAAAAAGTTTTGAATCACTATTGACATACTCGATCTGCGTATGTATTATTAAGTCATAAGATACGCAAAACGAGTACGAAAGGAGTTGAAACAAAATGCGAGTATGGATGCGAGAAATCAGACATTGCAAGGGATGGAGCCAAAAAAAGGCGGCTAATGAATCTGGTCTATCCCCAAGTTTCTACGCAGATGTAGAACGAGGGTTCAGAAACCCATCGCCGCAAAATGCACAAGCAATTGCATCCGCTCTAGGTTTCGATTGGACGCTTTTTTTTACACAAAAGATACGCGAAACGAGTAGAAAAGAAGCTTAGTTACGTGCTAAATAACAATTCTAACCAAAATGTCGAAAGGTGGCAATCAAAATGAGCAATGTGAAAGTAATCGAAAAGAACGATCAGCGCGTGCTGACAACAGCTCAATTGGCAGAATCATACGGAACTGATTACAAATCTATTAGCAAAAACTACACGAGAAATGCAAAAAGGTATCAAGAGGGTAAACATTACTTTCTTCTAAAGGGAGAAGAACGACATGAGTTTCTTGATAACTATCGTCAAATTGACGACAGTCTGAAACATGCTAAACACATCTTTTTATGGACTGTTCAAGGTGCATTACTCCATGCGAAATCATTAAACACTGATCAGGCGTGGGAAGCTTATAGCGCTTTGGTTGATGATTACTTCCGGAAAGCAGATCAATTGCAAAGAGCAAATATTCCATCCCAACCGCCACAAGAGATTGAAGACATTTTAATTATGTCTTTGCAAGCTCAGAAGGAATTGAAGCAAGAAGTGAACAGGCTTCGGTTGGTAGTTGATAACGAAATTTTCCTGACTGATCATCAGAAAGCTGATATCCAAGATGCTGTTATCGAAAGAACGCATGCATTAAGACGTAAGGGATATGACGCTCATTATCAATCGATCTACCGCGCTCTGAAAGCTCATTTCTCGGTTCCAAAGTACGACAAGATTCTTCGCAAAGACTTCGACGACGCTATGGATCTTATTAAAGGATGGTATCCAAAGAAGAAAGAGGAGGCGTAAACCATGAAAAGAGATCGTGAACTTGGTTATTACGAAGGAATTATTGAAGGAAGATTGATCGAACGCGGGTTCTTCGCTATCGGTGACAATATGTTTCAGGCGCAAAAAGGACAGTATTTAATCGTCATATCGTTTCCATCAGAAATCGAATCAACAATCGAAGTATTCTATGATCTACCAAAAATTAATGAAGAAGGAATCGAAGCTCGTTCTTACATCAAATTATGCCGTGAAGAGGCTATGGTTGCACATAATCTCCGTGGTCATATCGAGGAAATAGTTGAAATTGCTAAAGTGTTAGGCATTTTTTATTCGGCAAAGGAGGCTTACGATGCTACCCCAACCAAGCGCTAAACGTATCGCAGAAGCCATCAACAAGCATCTCGTACCAGCATTGCAGAAGCAGAAGAGGAGGGCAGCACATGAAACCACATAACCCAGGCATGAGCGAACAAGCTTGGAAGACCTTGCATGATAATTACGTTAGATATGTTTCAAAATATCGCCATAAGATCAAAAAAGGAGCGGTCTAGTTGGACATTCGCCATATCATGGCGCAGCTAGGCATAACACAGATGAAATTCGCCATATTCGCACTACAACAATTCAGATCCGACTATGAACGATTGCCGTTCTATCGTCGCATGAAACGCACTCATTCATTCGTAACGCGGGAGCTTCCGCACATATTGAAAATCATGATCGAGGAGGAACGAAGCCATGCTAACACACCCTTTGATTGAGCGCGTAGAGAGGACAGGATATCCGTATCCGTTAGGCCGCAAAAGTATGCTTGATGCGGAAATGACGAGCAAGCCTACGCGGATCACATTGCCAGCTATACCATTTCAGACGATTACGGACAAGGGACGGTAAAGCATGATTGTGCTAGCAAAATACGAGGCTGAGCGTGACCGGCACATTATCAACTCTATTGATGGTGAAACGGTTCGCTCAGTCAGCTTCTACGGGACAAGCAAGAAGATACCGAAATCATGGAATCACAGGTTGGACGAGCTGGGGTTTAGATCGGCAGAACAGTACGTGAATATCATGACCAAACGCGGGTTTAGGAGAGTGGAACGATGCAATACGGTGACCGTGTAAGAGTGCGTAGGGAGCCTAATATCGAGTTTACGATTAATCGCGAGCAGTTCGGTAACTTCGGTCGGGAAGTATCGGTTAACAGCTTCACGGGGCGTACAATGCCGCTGACGGTGTGGTACGAGCCCGACGAGTTGGAGGTGATCAGGTGAACTATCGGGATATGGCGAAGAAATGGAGACGCAATTCCAAAATGTTTAAGGTATTGCATCGATACTACCGAAGAACCGACCAAAACTACGTTGGCGACGAGTGGGTCGGCTCGATCAATCGTTAACGGAAAAGGGCTGCTGCGACACAGCCCCAACGGTGGATTCCTGCGACTAAACAGGGTTCCACTCCGATTATATCATAATTCAGGAGGTTCTATATATGTTTGATACTCAAATTACTCAATATGAAGGTTATATGCCATCTACCAATACAAAAACATCTCAGACGGAAGCGTTGATTAGTCGGCAGGCACAGGAAGTAAAGGCCGCTATGTACGTAGCAAAGCAGTTTCCGCGAGATGAGAACGCATCGTTCACACGAATTATGCGGGCTTGTGAACGGAAAATTCTTGCTGAGAATGCGGTTTACGAATTCCCACGCGGGGGTCAGAAAGTTAACGGCCCCTCGATCCGGTTAGCAGAGGTTCTGGCTCAAAACTGGGGAAACATTGATTTCGGAATAACGGAGTTAGAGCAAAAACAAGGCGAATCGACAGCTATGGCGTACGCATGGGACTTAGAAACGAACGTTCGCCAAACGAAGATATTCGTTGTGAAGCATGAGCGTAAGGCAAAGGGAAGCATCAGTAAGTTAGATGATCCGCGTGACATTTACGAGTTGGTTGCGAATAACGGCGCTCGTCGGCTTCGTTCTTGCATCCTTGGTGTTATTCCAGGAGACGTTGTGGACGCAGCTGTTGAGAAATGCAAGAACACGATGGCGACAGGAAATACAAAGCCATTATCGGACCGTATTCGAGACATGATCGTCGTGTTCGATAAGGAATACCGTGTCAGTCAAACGATGCTTGAAAAATACATTGGTTGCAAGGTTGATTCGTTCAGCGAACAGGATTTTGTCCGGCTCAAAAATGTGTACCGTTCATTACGAGACGGAATGTCAAAGCGTGAAGACTATTTCGACATTAAAACGACGGAGCAAAAAGAGGTAAAGTCAGACGCATTGAACGACTTCGAAAACCATCTAAAACAAACGGAGGATAAAGCTGATGGAGCTGAACAACAGCAATTACCACTCGAATGAAGCCAATCGTTATTACATGAGCAATAGCCAATACAAGGAATTCATGGAGTGCGAAGCAATGGCTATGGCAAAGATTAGAGGGGACTTCATTCAGCCAGATAAGGATGCTTACATGCTTGGTTCATACGTTCACGCATGGATGGAAGGCACGTTGGATCAGTTCAAAGAGCAAAACCCAGCGTTGTTCACAGGAAAAGGCGAGTTGTATGCCAAGTATGCGGTCGGTGATCGCATGATTATGACGCTGCATAATGACCGTCTCATTAACTTCTTGATGAACGGCGAGAAAGAAGTCATCTTCACTGCTAATATGTTCGGAATGCCTTGGAAAGCTAAGTTTGATATTTATAATCGCGAACGTGGTCGGATCATCGATTTAAAGACCGTACAGGGCCTATATGAGAAGTATTGGGACAAGTCGGTTGGTGCATACGTGTCATTCATTGAGGCGTTCAATTACCCTCGTCAGATCGCTGTATACGCTGAGATGGAGCGAATAGTAACTGGACGAGATGGTTGGGCAGAATCGTTGATTATAGCTGTCACGAAGGAATCTGAACCAGACAAAGAGGTAATTGGATTTGATAGTGATCGGATCAGATACGAGTTAGAAGTTATAGAACAGAATATGCCTCGAATCATCCAAGTTAAAACAGGTGCTATAGAGCCAGAACGTTGCGGAAAGTGTACGTACTGCAAGCGTACGAAGCAACTTAAGAGCATCAAGCATTACGCTGAACTGGCTGTATAACACATCTGAGGGAAGAGAGTATTTAAGACTATTAGGAGGATGAAACCATGAAAAAATATGAACTGACTGAAACGACGAAAAAATACTTCGGCATAACACTCTATCAAATCAAAGCGCTACGTGAATTTGGAGACGTTGAAGAAGGAGAACTAGGCGGCTGGATCGCTGATGAAAAAAACCTCGATCAAGACGGCGACGCTTGGGTGTACGGCGACGCTCGGGTGTCCGGCAACGCTCGGGTGTACGGCGACGCTCGGGTGTACGGCGACGCTCATGTGTACGGCAACGCTCGGGTGTACGGCAACGCTCATGTGTCCGGCAACGCTTGGGTGTACGGCGACGCTCGGGTGTCCGGCAACGCTCGGGTGTACGGCGACGCTCGGGTGTACGGCAACGCTCATGTGTCCGGCAACGCTTGGGTGTACGGCGACGCTCGGGTGTACGGCAACGCTCATGTGTCCGGCAACGCTCATGTGTCCGGCAACGCTCGGGTGTACGGCAACGCTCATGTGTCCGGCAACGCTTGGGTGTACGGCGACGCTCATGTGTCCGGCGACGCTCATGTGTCCGGCAACGCTTGGGTGTACGGCGACGCTCATGTGTCCGGCAACGCTTGGGTGTACGGCGACGCTCATGTGTCCGGCGACGCTCATGTGTCCGGCAACGCTCGGGTGGAGACTAAAAGTCATGTATGGTGGTCATCGATTGTCGGCTCCGAATGCGGGACGTTGACTGCTTATACAACCAAAACTGGCGAGATCGAAGTTACACGAGGATGCTTCCGTGGCACGATTGACGAGTTTGAAACTGCCGTTAAATCACGTCACGGTGAAAGCAGATACGCAGAGGAATATCTGGTGCTTATCCAGTACATTAGACTACGGTTTCGTGACATTACAGTAACGGTCGAAGAGGAAAAGGAGACAGAAGCATGATAGAAAGACTAGAAACCATGCTAAACCGCAAACTAACCGACACCGAACGAAGATA